TAGTTTCATTCAATCTAGTATTCAAGTTTGTAATCTGTGGTGTATATGCATATTCTAAAGCGTCCAATATATCTATATTTGTTGTTCCGTCATCAAGACGTGTATCATCTTGTTTAGGATCCCAAATTGCGGTTTTTAGTGCTTCTATTACGTTTATGCAGTTTTCTAAGACTTTGAATCTATTGGCACCGATTAATCTATTAAGAATCTGTATTCTATCTATTATTCTTGTCTTTTTGCAATCGAACACTTTAGCATTTTCACAATTTTTATTAAGATATATCTTTAGTCCTTTTGTGATAATCTGTCCGAGACCTCCCCAATCAGCATATATTCCACCAACTATCCCATATTTTTTATGTATCTTATTGTAAAATTCTCCGAGTTTATAATACAAAATCTCAGGATTATTAACTCCGTCAAATTGAATCTCATCAAGAACAATCAGATTTTTAAATTCATTAGTAAAAGCACAAGCAACAGCGGCTGTTTTACTTTTACTTGCTCCATAGTCAACTCCAATATTAACTAAATCAATATCTGCTAATCTCAATTTTGAAGCTAAATATCTATTTGTATGGTTAGCAAAATTGTCATAGATTATTCCCTCAGCTTGTACCCAGTTTCCAAGGATAAAACGTTCATAAAAGACACCGGTATATTCCTTTTTCATTTCATCTCTGATTGATTTATCTATTGTGTTATTATCGTCTAAAAGGAATTTCCACGTTTTTAGACTTATTTCTCCTTCACGTGAAATAAATTTCTTCATTAACCAATGAGTCGGTGCATCTGGGTTAGTTGTTCCTAACAATAATGATCCTTGAAGTGACAATCGAGACAATAGCATAGAGAAGAAATCTTCAGTAAATAATGTTATTTCATCACAATATGTTGCTTGGAGTGTCATACCACGTATTTTATGTTCTGCTCGTGTATCATTTACACCTTCAAGAAACACTCTTCGTCCAAATATTTTTGCTTCTTTCTTTATGGTTGAATATTCAAATGAATCAGTTGGGCATATACCTTCTAATATAGATAAGCAGTTCCTTTTTAGTGATGTCAATGTCTTGCCGACCATTAAATAGTTATGATCTTGTGGTAACTGTGACAATAAAATTATCCAAGCGATTAAACTTACATATGTTTTCCCGCTTCTGACAGAGCCTTCAAGAATATTTATTCTTTTTGTATTCCCTTTAATAATGTCATATATAAATTTACGCTGTTTTTTCGTGAAGTTTTCGAACATTTTTATCTTTCTTCTCTGATATCATCTTATTTAACATATGTTCGATTATATAACTAATTGATACACTTTTTTCCACTGCTTCATCAGAAATTATTTTATATGTTTCGCTATCTATAGTTATTTTAATTGTTTCATTGAATTTCATTATCATCCTCAAAAACCAATGTAGATACTGACTTTAAGCTTGAATTGAAAAGCTCAATCCCGTTTGCTTCACGACTAAATAAAGTTGCGTCATTATCAAGTATAAATTTATCTAATGAGCCACCATTAAAAGTTATAGGCAAAAGCTTCTTTACATTTATTGAATTATATGTCGAATGACCAACTAACCAATGTGTAAGTGAGGATAAAAAGTCTATTGCATTTAATCTGTCGTCATTAGTTATACATGCACATTGATAAATCAAATCAAAATCATAGTAAAAAGTCCATGAAAAACAAATATTACTGTTGAATGATGAGTTTTTTGGTTTTAACGAAAGACTGGTTTTTCTACTATTACTAGTTCCTATTTCTAATCCACCATTTTCTAATAATTCTTGCGGCATATTCGGAAATTGGTTCACTATTTGTGTTGTGTAATATAAAATCTCACCTAATCTTGATTCCATTATAATTGCCCCTTTCTTAGTGAGTATTGCAATTCATTTTTCCATTTTGGCAAATTGTCTTTTATACTTCTTCTTACCCATTCAGGACCTGCTTTACTATGGATCGACCTATTATAATTAAGTCTTTTGCTAGTTGCATACTTTCTCTCTCCTCTGTGAGCCCATGCAGAGTTGCTTGTGACGCCTAACATTAGCTTTCCATACCATTGATATTTAGCATAAGGCACACTATATGATATATTTCTAGAATCGTTCGATATACTTGCGCTTCGTTCCAAAGCGCCTGTTTTATAAGGAGTATATTCTGAACTATCTCTAACAATCATACGCGCTAGATTATGTCTAATTTTGTCACTTATTTTGTCTATTTTCTTTAATGTTAGTGTTAATTTAGCCATTAATTTGATGTATGGTTGAAAAAAATGTGTCTATATTATATCATATCCAGCGTTGTCGTACAAGACATTATAGCTTAAGGAGAAGATGCCTCACTAATATACAAATACACTAATCAACCCATGCATATCTTGTCTTTACTATTTACAACTTATGTCTGACGATAATAAAATCACACCAATAGTCAGTTGGTGTGATTATTTTTTTTAGGAGGTTTCTATGCTCATGAAGAATTATTATTTTAACTCTTTGATTAAACTTGTCAATGTCTGATTAACTCCACTTCTTCAGATATTAATCCTCTATCTAATAAATACTTTTTAGCTTTTTTGGTATCTTCTGGATTATCGCTCAATAGTAATTCTACTAAATAGTTCAAATCAATCTGATCGGGATGTTCTAAGATGTAATCCAATAATCGTTGTTTAAATTCTTCACGAAGTTTCTTATTTTGTTCTATAGATTTAACCTGTTGACGCCAATGATAGTACACATATGAATACTCAGCTATTTTCAAACCGCCAGCAACACCGCCAATTGCACCGGCTACTATAGCTCCAATAATAAATCCATTCATTCTTACTTCTCCTCATTAATTTTATTAATAATATTAATTTTTTTAATAATGTCAACTTCGTTTATAACATCACCAGATTTACAACTCTGAGCGAATTCTTCAAGTTTTTGCTTACTTGCGTCTTTCATATACAAATATTTATGCGCATCTTCTAAACACTGCAATGCCCATTTTGATTTGCAGTCTTTAACCATTGGACTCATAATACCTGGTACTTTCACGAATTTTAAAAATGATGTTTGAGGCTTGTTGTATCTATTTACCAAACATAATCCAGGAACCCAAGTATTTAAATTCCGCCTATCCAATGCACACACCAACATGTTAGAATTCAATATGTCATCTTTTTGATTAACAATTTGATATGAAAGTTGTGATAATGCTTCAGCAATATTATTAATTCTTTGCTTTCTTAATTGAACACTCAGATCAAATGTACCGTCGCTATTAAATGAATTTTTTGATCCTTTAGCAACATTATGCACAATTAATTTTTTGGTACCGGTGCAAACACCTTCACAAGCAAATATAACTGAACTTATAGCCATTCTCGCGACCGTTTCTTTAGCTATTTTTGACCCAATCGCTTCTACTAATTTAGGCGCAACTGTATGAATGCCATTTACTATTTTATATCCCGCAAGGCGAAAAGCATTTTTTTTAATTTCGCCTTCTGCTAATTTCTCCACCATTTTTGCCGTCATTTTAGGAATAGCATGTTTAGACCACTGTTTAACTCCTTCTACGGTGCCTCTTTGTAATGCTACTGTGCCACCCAAACTAGCAAGTGACAGCGCAATTGAAACTACAAGAGTAGCAATGTCGACGATGTCTAACACTGTCCCAGCTATGCTGACTTCGAATTGCAAAGGATACTTAAATGCTGCACTTATTACTCCACATGCTATATCAAGGCAATCTTTATTTTTATATATATCTGAGCCATACAATGCATTTCCAAGTCCGTGAATTGATGGTTTTAACGAAAGTTCCTGTGATAAATCTGCCAAAAAGTTATCTAATATTTGTTTCGGATCGTTGCTATTAAATTTATATTCACCTTTTAATATTTCATGACAATAATCAGATACAATATCCCACATATCGGATTGTGCCTCCCGATAACATGGAACGATACTATCGTGCTCTGACAATGCACTATAAATATTGTGAAGCGTTATATCTCTGAGTTCAGTATAACCGAAAAAATCTGCTGTTTGTCTGTATTTTATTCTACATGCATTTTCAGACAGGTCAAGACTTTTAGAAAGCTTTTTTTCCTCAACTATATACTTGCCAACTAGATCTGTATGTTCAGCCAAAGGATGCCCATTTCCAGCGTAAACATTACCACCAAAGATACCAAAATCAAAACTAAGAACTAATGCTAAAAGTTTAGACTTATTCATGATAACCTCCATTTTTTTAGATTTACAACAATACTTTTCTATATAGTTAATATGATTACATTTTATCCTCCATTGCACAATCTGTTTGTGTACTTATACAATACTGTCAATTTTTTTGCAACGATTATCACTAACCAAAATTTTTCCCGTTTTTTTTAATATACATATGTATGAGTAAATTAAGAGCCGCATTATTACTCAATCCTTTTTGTCGATTGATTGCCGTGAATAACTCCCATGTTGTGGGATATACTGTCAATAGATACCTTTTAGTCTTTTTCTGTTCAATTGACTTATCAACACAGACTTTTTTTTCAGTATCATATTTTAGTACGCTACCTATCATTTTATTTTCATATTCTTGTTTTGCCATTATTTATCTCCTCCAAAAATTCATCTGTAAAATTTTCGTAATCTATATTAGTAATACATGTTTTTGAATATTTACCCAATGGGACCATAAATTCTGTCAACGCTTCTTTGCATGTAACTGATTCTCTAATATTATTTTTAAAACATTGAGAACCAATTTTATCTGCGATTTCAGTGGTCGCTTCCCTTACTCTATTAGCAATCTTAGTATTTCTCCGTGATTTTACAATTAAGATTCCTAATACCTTTAGATTTTGGTTTAAAAAATGCTTTATTTCATTAACTACATCTACCAAATCCAATATCCCATATACTGACCATCCGGATTCGTCTACAGGCATTAAAATATAATCACATGCAACCAAAACATTTCTCAACACTAATGATATCTGTGGTGGTGTATCTATTATAATGAAATCATACTTATCCCTTATAGATTTTATAGAATCCCTAAGATGCAAAAATCTTTTAGCATCATCAGCAACTTTAATATCAACATTTTTCAACAGTTTGTCGGATGGTATGATATCCCCTATTTTAGTATGTTGAATACATTCATCGGCTTTTTCATCATTACACAAGATATCCATCATTGTTGCCATTTTATCTATTCTTGCATCATAAAACACCGTTGAATTGCATTGAGAATCAGTATCAATAAATAGTACTTTAAATCCTCTTATAATTAAGCTTTGTGCTAAACATATGGAAGTTGTGGTTTTTCCACATCCGCCTTTTTGATTAGCTATGCATATTACTTTAGACATTCTCTGCACCTCCTAATAAAAATATACTTTAGATATCTAAAGTATATATATTATATATCATTCCAAAAACTTT